CGTGTCCAACGTGCACCAGAGCGCAGAGTATTCTACGTTGATGTGGGCAACATGCCTTCACACCTTGCTATGCAGTTTGTGGAGCGTGTTAAAACGGAAATACACCAAAGACGTATCCCATCGTCGACAGGTGGCGGTACAAATGTCATAGACAGTTCATATAATCCACTGTCAATCAATGAAGACTACTTCTTCCCACAAACTGCGGAAGGTAGAGGATCTAAAGTTGAAACACTTCCAGGCGGTACTAACCTAGGAGAAATTGATGATCTTAGATACTTCACTAATAAACTTGTACGCGGGTTACGTATACCTAGCTCGTACTTACCAACTGGAGCGGATGATTCAGCTTCACAATATAATGATGGGCGTGTTGGTACTGCATACATTCAAGAACTTAGGTTTAACACATACTGTGAAAGACTTCAAGGACTTCTTGTAGAAGATTTAAATAACGAATTTAAAAGATATCTTTTAGAAAAGGGTGTAAACATTGATACAGCAATGTTTGACATTAGATTCCAACCGCCACAAAACTTTGCGGCTTATAGACAAAGTGAAATTGATAATGCACGTATTCCAACATTTACTCAAATGAGTGCAATACCATACATATCTAATCGTTTTGCTATGAAACGTTTCTTAGGATTAAGTGAAGAAGAGCTTGCAGAGAATGAAAGACTATGGCGAGAGGAAAATGATGAAAACCTACAACCACTACCAACAGATGCGGCAGGTGAAATGCGCGGAGCAGGTATAAGCAGTGCAGGTATTGATGCTGACATGTCTGGAATGGATGCAGAAGTTCCAGGAGGTGATGCACCAGTTGATGGAGGAACAGGAGAAGGCCCAGAAACCGCTACAGGAGATGCAGGCGCACCAGCAGAAGGAAATACTGACGTAACAGTATAAATACATTATGATCCTAAGAGAACTATTTTATTTTGACCGTGAAACTATTGAGCCAGTTGAGGATAAGCAATATGATCCTCAATATGATCACTCACCGGTTGACTTTGATAGCACACGTAAAACTCGATTAACACTTAGTCAGATTAACCGTGCAAGACTAGCATCTGAAATTCATACAGAAGAACAAGAAAAGGAATTACATTTTGTTAGACAAATGTATGGATTAGCGGCAAACGCGGAGGCTGGCGGAGCGTGATAATTGAGTATAGCATTTGTATTAGGTAACGGTACTTCCCGAGACGGGATTCCATTAGAATCACTTAAAAAGTTTGGAACAATTTATGCCTGCAATGCAGTCTATAGAGACTTTGATCCTGACTATCTTGTAGCAGTTGATACAAAAATGGTGAACGAAATTGTGCACCGTAACTACCAATACAAAAGACCTGTATGGACAAATTATAACAAAACCTTTGAAAAGTACAAAGGATTAAATTATTTTACTCCGAGTAAAGGATGGAGTAGCGGCCCTACAGCATTAGATCTTGCAAGCTCACACAATCACAACACAATTTATATACTTGGTTTTGACTTTAGAGGTATAGGGCCTGAACATAAACGTGTTAATAACTTGTATAGCGGTACTCAAAATTACAAAGGTAGTCACGATACTGCAACATATTATGGTAATTGGTTGCGCCAAACTACATTAATAATGCAACAAAATGACAAAAAGAGATATATAAGAGTGATACTAGAAAAAGGATTTATACCAGAACCTTTAGATAAATTTAGTAACGTAACTCATGTAAATAAGGAAGATTTTTGTAAATCTTTCAATATTTTATAAAATTTGTCAAAAACTGTCTGTTTTTGGCGTATTTTCCAGTATAATATTATAATATAACTAAATAATATTGACAGCCTTACCATAGGTAAACTAAACTATTAACACAGGAGAAAATAATGGCAGACCTAACTAAATTCGAGGAAATGCTCGAAAAACTAGTTAACGAGGATCGTGCTGGTGCTGAAGAGTTATTCCACGATATCGTTGTAGAAAAATCAAGAGAAATTTATGAAAACCTACTAGAAAATGATCTAGAGGAAGAAGACAAAGAAGTTGACGAAGCGTCTAAAGATGACGAAGTTGATGAAGCATCTGATGAAGAAGTAGATGAAGCTTCAAAAGACGAAGAAGTTGACGAATCTAAAGATGAAGAAGTTGACGAGTCAGATGACGAAGAAGTTGAAGAGTCAGACGACGAAGAAACAAAAGAAGGTTTTGATTTAGATCAAGAAGTTGTAACACCAGAAGCAGATCCAATGGACGCAGGTGATGATTTTGAAAAAGACATCGAAATGGACATGGACGACGAAGGCGAAGACGGTGATGCAGACCATGAAGAAGAAATGGACGATCTAAAAGACAGAATGATGGATCTAGAAAAAGAACTAGATGCATTAAAAGCCGAGTATGAAGGCGACAACGATGGCGGCGACGATGAAGAAGGCGGCGACATGGATATGGATGCTGGAGACGAAGGCGATGACGATGCTGAAGAAGGCATCGATATGCTTGGCATGGAAGCAACTGACGAAGAAGTTGATGAAGCAAACGACGAAGAAGTTGACGAATCAACTGCTCCAAAATCAAATGCTGAACTAATGCGTGAATACGTGAATAAAATGTCAAATGAACCTAAAAAAGGTGACAATGGCGATAACACAAAATCACCAGTAGCTGGCAAAAACGATATGGGCGGAACAACTGCAAATATCGTAAAAGGTGGAGACGCTGATACAGGTGGTACATCAGGTGGCTTAGAAGGTAACTCTGCAAAAGAGGACAATATGGGCAACATTAACGTACCAGGTGGAAAAGCGGCTAAAGCAAACAAAACTATGCCAAAAGGCCATGGCGCTGAGAAAAAAGGCGCAGGCGAAACAGCTGACAATAAAAAGTCAACAATTGGCTCTTAATTGTTAGTATATTAGGAAAGTAAAGATGAATTTACTGAGCGAGAATTTGACATTTGACCAAGCGAAGATGGTCGTTGAATCTGCCGATAACCAAAACGGTGGCAAAGACCTTTATATGAAAGGTATTTGTATCCAAGGTGGTGTACGAAACGCAAATGAGCGTGTGTATCCTGTGGAGGAAATTGGTAGGGCTGTCAAAACTCTCAATGATCAAATCAGCACTGGTTACTCAGTTCTCGGTGAAGTTGATCATCCTGAAGGCCTAAACATTAACCTTGATAGAGTTTCACATATGATTACTAGTATGTGGATGGAAGAAAACAATGGTTATGGGAAACTAAAAATTTTACCAACCCCGATGGGACAACTAGTTAAAACAATGCTTGAAAGCGGCGTTAAACTAGGCGTTTCATCGAGAGGTAGTGGTGAAGTCGACGGCGGCGGAAACGTTGCCGGATTCGAAATAATTACGGTAGACGTTGTGGCACAACCAAGTGCTCCTGGAGCATATCCTACGCCAATCTACGAACACCTAATGAACGCCCGTGGAGGGTACAAGGCATACGAACTTGCAAAGGCAACAAAAAATGATGAAAAGGCACAAAAGTATCTAAAGGAATCGTTGATTAATATAATCAACAAACTCCAATAGCTTAGGAGAAAAGTATGATAGATGCACTGAAAACACTCTTTGAAAACGATGTTGTTTCGGAAGAAGTCAGAGCACAAATAGAAGAAGCGTGGGAAGCAAAAATTCGTGAAAATAAACAAGCTGTTACAGCTGAACTTCGCGAAGAGTTCGCTTCGAAATACGAACACGACAAGCAAACAATGGTGGAAGCTATTGATAAAATGCTTGAAGAGCGTCTTTCGGACGAGATTGCTGAATTTGCTGAGGATCGCAAATCACTTGCTGAAGCAAAAGCTAAGTATGCCGTTAAAATGCGTGAAAACGCAGATGTAATGAAAGCATTTGTTTTTGATCAATTAGGCAAGGAAGTTTCTGAACTACACGAAGACCAAAAGAAAATGGCAATTAATTTTGCTAAACTTGAAGAATTTGTAGTAGAGGCTCTATCTAAGGAAATCGCAGAGTTTTACGAAGATAAGAAAGACCTAGCTGAGACGAAAGTTAGACTAATTCGTGAAGCTAAGGAACACTTCAATAAAGTGAAAACATCCTTTATTGAAAAGGGTGCAAAATTGGTATCTGAAACAGTTGGAAAAACTCTTAACAAAGAGATTTCTGCACTTAAAGAAGATATCGAAACTGCACGTAAAAATGACTTCGGTCGCAAGCTGTTTGAAAGTTTTGCATCCGAGTATGCTAATAGCTACTTGAATGAAAAATCAGAGACAGCTAAACTTCTAAAAGTTGTAGATGTTAAAGATCTACAGGTTAAAGAAGCGAACGAAGCCGCAGAGAAAGCAACTGCTCTTGTAAAAGAGAGAGAAGCAGAAATACAACGTATTAATGAAGCGGCTACGAGAGAAAAAACGATTAACGGATTGATTGAGCCATTAAGCAAAGATCAACGGGAAATCATGACAGACTTACTGGAGAGCGTTCAAACAGCTAAATTAAATTCAGCTTTTGACAAGTATCTACCGGCAGTTATTGACGGAAAGAGTCCAGCGAAGCAGAAGGCAAAACTAAATGAGGCTAAAGAAATTACAGGCAATAGAGAAACTAACGTCAGTAGTAAGGCAGACGGTGACGATAATGTAATATCGATCAAACGTCTAGCTGGATTAAATTAAGGAGATAATTATGTCAGAACTACTAGAAAGTCGCTGGCACGAGACCAAAGATGCGCTTATGGAAGGCTTAACAGGCAACAAGAAGTCTGTTATGTCAGCTACCTTAGAAAATACTCGTAAGTATTTGGCTGAGACAGCTACAGCAGGTGCAACTAGTGCCGGTAATGTCGCAACTCTTAACAGAGTTATTTTACCAGTTATCAGACGTGTAATGCCAACAGTTATCGCAAACGAACTAGTTGGTGTACAGCCGATGACAGGTCCAGTGGGTCAAATCCACACATTGAGAGTACGCTACGCTGATACAGCTGGCACAGGCGCAAGCGGTGCAGTAACAGGCGAAGAAGCACTTTCACCATTCAAGATCGCTGAAGCATATTCAGGTGACACAACCAACGCTACGGCGGCGGCTACTGCGGCACTTGAAGGTTCAGCAGGTAACAGACTAAGCATCCAGATCTTAAAGCAAACAGTCGAAGCAAAAACCAGAAAGCTATCAGCTCGCTGGACTTTTGAAGCGGCTCAAGATGCACAAGCACAACACGGTATCGATGTTGAAGCTGAGATCATGGCGGCTTTAGCACAAGAAATTACTGCTGAAATCGATCAAGAAGTTTTAGCTTCATTACGTACACTATCAGGTAATGCAGTACAAACTTACGATCAAGCGGCAGTATCAGGTACAGCAACATTTGTTGGTGATGAACATGCGGCACTTGCAGTTCAAATCAACAGAGCGGCTAACTTGATTGCACAGCGTACACGTAGAGGTGCAGGTAACTATGCAGTGGTATCACCATTTGCATTAACAATCCTACAATCTGCTACAACTTCAGCGTTCGCAAGAACAACTGAAGGTACTTTTGAAGCACCAACAAACACTAAGTTTGTAGGTACTTTAAACAATGCAATGCGTGTGTACGTTGATACATATGCAGGTGACGGTACAGCAGTACTAGTTGGTTACAAAGGTTCTTCAGAATCTGATGCACCAGCGTTCTACTGCCCATACATCCCACTAATGTCAAGTGGTGTTGTGATGGATCCAGGTACATTCGAACCAGTTGTGAGCTTCATGACTCGTTACGGATATATCGAGCTATCAAACACAGCTTCATCTTTGGGTAATGCGGCTGATTACCTAGCAAACGTTGCAATCACAAACGCAAACGTAAGCTTCAGCTAATATTTTTTAGCACAAATTCAAAATAGGGCCTACAAAGGCCCTATTTTTTTGGCTACATTTTCTATTGACATTTTAGCATTATTATAATACTATTAGTAATATAAGGAGGCTCTAATGTTTAGACAAATTATGCACGTATTACTTGTAGTATTAGGAATACAACTAGCTACATCAAATTCAGCAACAGCAAATGTTGAATATCCATCAAAAGCATTTGAAGGTACAAGTATTGTAACGAGGCTGTTATGGCACGGATACAAATATGACGATCCAAGACAGGGCGTTAAAGAATTAATTGCAAACTTAAAACAGCTAGATGTTAAACGTGTAGTTGTACCTATTTGTATTGATCATATTGCAGAAAAGGGAAATTGTAGTAATCCTTATGCATATGCAAATGATGATGTACGCTTTAATGTTATACAACAACTTGTGAGTGCAGGTTACCATGTAACAATTAGATTTCAACCAGAACGAGGCAAAAAAGCTAACGGTTCTTTTGTAACTTTTGTTGAAGACGGTATTCGTAATGACAAATATATTAGACAAAATTACTTTGATCTTTTACACAAGTATGCATTGCAATACTCAAACTTTTCAAAAGATGAGCTAAGTTTTAATATTCTTAACGAACCGCATTTTAGAAAAGTTGATAGACTGTATTTGCGTGAATATACTAAAATTGCTAGACAGGCAATAGAAATTATTCGCAAACAAAGTCCTGATAGAATTATTATTGTACAATCTATTGCAAAAAGTGCTTTTGCACATGCTCCTCTAAAAAATAAAATTTTAGGATTTGGACCTAATAAATTAGTAAAAGTATTACCATATGACAATATTATTTACGGATTTAACTTTTTCGAACCAAATGCATTTACTGAACAAAGAAATGGTGCTAGATCAGGTCTTTCGTGGAACAGCAAATGGAACAAACAAATAGAACGTGATGCAAAAACACTAGCAAAATGGTCAAACAAAAAAGGTGTACCTGTGATTATTACAGAAACTGGTGCAGTTACATATTTTGATGGTAAAACATCAGGACCTAGTACAATCAAAGAACGTGCTATGTTTGGTGAACAAATGTACAACAACTTTGTTGACAAATACGGTATAGGTTTAACTTGGTGGGCAATGGAAAAAGACAAATCATTATTTGTATATTGCAGAGCTGTATCATTTAACAGCTGGTATCCACAAATTAGAGCATGGGATATTGATCTACTTAAGAGCTTACACTTGTTGTCAAATAAGACAGAAAATAAAACTTGTAGCTAAATAGTCTTCATATGTTGAAACATAAACATTTGGTGGTAAGAGCAGAAGTTGATAATCCAATAATCAACAAAGCAAAAGCCACCAAATTTTTACGATCTTTAATCAAAAAAATTAATATGAAACCTTTGTATGGTCCAACTGCAAGCTATTGCAAAATGGAGGGTAACAAAGGAATAACTGCTTTTGCAATTATCGAAACAAGTCATATTGCAATGCACATATGGGACGAATCACAACCTGCACTAGTACAACTAGATGTATACAGTTGTTCAGACTTTGACCCAAAAACTGTATTTGAACATTTAGAGTCAATGAAACCAGTAGTAATTGACTATAAATTTTTAGATAGAGAAAAACAATTCATTGAAATATTAAATAATAAATAATTATACGTTCAGCCTACGGGCCGGAAGTAGCATTAAGCGAAGGAACGCACCTAAACTTTAACAAAGGGAGGGTGATATGAACTTTAAATGGGATTTAAAGAAACCCTTAGCAGATCTTAAACGTAAAATAAGCACAAGTGCAGTACTACGTAAACGCTCAAAAGACAGCATTGCAAGACCTAAGGCCGAAAAAAACATACTATCTAAAGACTCTAGAATGCAAAAAATTTAATTTTTTGGTAAAAAAGAGGTTGACATTTAGATAATAGTTTGCTATATTAGTAACATAAGCAACAAGAGAGTAATTAACTTTTGTTTTTTAGTGCATCGAAGAGGCTCTTACCAGAGGGTCGAAGATGGCTAGTTAGGGGTGGTACCCAGGCATGGTTGCAGAAATGCGTTGTGTCACATCGCTCTACCGAGCGGAACTAGGCGCCCGGGATTCAGACAGGTATCTGCGTCGAAGGGTTGTAGGTGAAACCGAGTCCTACCTAAAATTGCTTATTATCTTTTAAGGTTTACAAAGGAGACTTTGTAAGCCTTTTTTCATTTGTGATAAATACTTGTGTCAGGTAGTGTGCCGCGAGGCGGACTTATGGGGAACCAACCCCGTAGCACCTAGAACGTGCATCGGACTTCTATAAAGGAGAAAACAAATGGGAAGACCACTTAATAAAAGATACTTCGGCGAACCAACTGCCGGAGGTAATGAAATCAAATGCGATTTTCATAACGGGACAGCAGTTGTTGAAGGACACATTGTTCGTCAAAAAGGTAGTAAGAAATTCGTAGTAGCAGAAATCGGTGCATCAGACACTGAATACACTTGCACATTAACAACAGGTAAACTTATGTCAGCACTAGCGGCTGGTGAAATGGGTATCACTATGTTAATGGATGATTCAGAAACATATCAAGTTTCTAAAATCACTGGACGTAAAGCAACACTAGTTGCTCCAGATGCAACAGGAACAAACGCTTATGACGGTAAGTCAGTAGCTTGGAACTTTGACGCAGATCTAACTGATGGCGGCGCACAAGTTGAAGAAGCTGGTGATGACGATACAGCAGGCGTTGATGATGACGATTTCGCTAACGCATAAGGCAATTTTAGGGAGGGAGTTTTCCCTCCCTACATTATAGGAATTTGAAATGACAAGTGTAGTAAGAGTACCAAATGATGATTATAGTATAAAAGTTCAAGACGGTGGAACTATCACTCTTGATACTGGACCTGTGCAAGGTGATGTAGTTGTAACAGGTAATATTACAATCAACGGTACACAAACTGTAGTTAATTCATCAGAGTTAAATATCGAAGATAACATTATTACACTAAACTCTGGAGAAACAGGTGTAGGTGTTACGCTACTTACGTCTGGTATACAAATAGACAGAGGCGGAGCGGCAGACAGTCAATTTTTATACGATGAAGGTATAACATGGACTGATCCTGTAACTAATACTCTACAGAGCGGTGGATTTACATTTAAAAGTTTATCAGGTGCAATACTAGGTATACAAACTGTTGCAATTGATACACTTGGCGGAGATTTACATTTAATTAATGAAGGAACTGGTGTTGTAAGTGTTACTGGCACTAATGATTATGAATTGCAAGTAACAGATGACGACGACATTCCGAATAAAAAATATGTTGACGATGAAATTGTAACTGCATTAACTAGCACATTCCAAAGACGTATTGAAGAAGGAACAACAAGCAAGTCATTTGTTGAAGTAAGAGATCAAGAAATAAGCGGACTACAAAGTGTTGTTAATTTTAATTTAGACGGTACAGCTTCTGGACAAATTTTTGCAGACAGAGTTGAATTCCAAGATTTACGTATAAAAGACGGTATGATTGAAACACTTATAAGTGATTCAGATTTAACATTATCAGCACCAGGTACTGGCGGAGTTGTTGTACGAGATAATATGACTCTTACATCTACTCCAGGATTAGATGATGTTCTTGTTGATCCAGCAAGTCCGACAGATGGTATAAAATTATATGTAAAAACTCCTGAAGCAGGTGGTACTGGTTTGTTTTTCAAACATAGCGCATCAAAAGACGGAGAAATAGTAAGTAGAAATAGTGCTCTATTATTGAGCATGTTGTTTTAAAAAGGAAAAAATATGGCCATAGAAAACGTAGCAATAGCAAGTACAGATACAGATCTACTTGTAGTGCCAGCCGGAAAATCCTATGCTGTATTAACCATTATGGTTTGTAATACTGAAGCACCAAATCCAGTTCATTTAGAACATGGATTGACAAACTTTGATTTACACTTTGTAAAAAGTGGAGATCCTAAAAGTAATACAAATATGGTTATCAGATCATTAGATTTGCCCGCTGGTGAAACATTTACATTTGATTCAGAAAAAATTGTTCTGAATGCAGGTGATAAAATTGTAGCACTAGGAGAGTCTCCGACAAACTTAGTTGCAACAGTAAGTTATTTGGAAGTATAATTATGAGATTAATGAAAGCACAAAGCTCTAATCTTAGAAGTATAAAAGGTAAGGGATTAAAATACGATATTAATGACGTTATACGTATGGACAGCAACTTGGCCATGGTTGTTCCTGTAGGTAATAATGCAGAGCGTCCTGTGTTTCCTGAACCAGGAATGCTTAGATACAACACAGTTTTAGGTGCTTTTGAAATGTATTCAGATGGTGCTTGGGGAGAAGTTAGAAAAAAAGAACCAACTACTATTGTTCAACAAAATTTAGGTAATGGAGATGCTAATGAAACAGTATTTGGCCCGTTGAATAACGGTGATCCTAATTTTCCGGTACCTAAAACTGCAAAAAATATAATTGTGTTAGTGGAAAATGTATTCCAAATTTCAGGCACAAATTATCAACTAGTACAAAATCCAGGAGGAAAAGCACCTGGTTATTATATACAATTTAGTTCTGCACCCGATTTAGGTAAGCCGGTTACAGTATTGCATAACTTTGATAAATAATATTAGATTAGGAGTAATAAATGCCGTCATTAAAATCATTGTTAGGATCAAAAAACTTTAGTACAGCAGAAGTTAACCTTGAACAAGGTAGAATTTATTCGTACATGAATGGTCAAATGTACACAAAAATGTGTAATGGTTTTTGTTTTGTAGCACCAGGAAATGGTGCTGTAACAATTGACTCTTGGGGCGCAGGAGGATCAGGGGCTAGAATGTGTTGTTGTGGAGGAGGACTTCCAGGCAATGCGGCGGCATTTACTCGAAAAGAAATAAGCATGAATGCAGGACAAAGAATTTGTGGCTGTATTGGTAAGTCTTGTGGTAATGCAAGTTCTTTATGTTTTAGAGGATGTTCAGAACCTACTATGTACTGTTGGTTCTCTACAGGAAGCAATGGTTGTGTATGTACACAAGGTGGAAGAGGTGGAATTAGTTTTTGTTCAACTTCTCCAAGTTTGTATTGTTGCTATAGAGCAAATGGTTTTTGTGCAACAAACAGAGGTCCAAACTGTGGACTAGTATGTAACCAGTGTTCAGGTGCTTTCTTAGCTTGTAGTTACGGTGGTGATATTAACAGATGTGGTTGTATTAGTTGTTCTAGTTTCTTAGGATGTTATCCACAGTGTACATGTATGCACTATTATCACGTAGCACTACCAGCATATGTAATGGGTAAAGATGGTACTATTGTTACATACGCAACAGAAGAAAATAATCCTTATTCAAGATGGTCAGGTATGGGAGCTCACCAATATGTAAACGCTCTTAACGCGGCAAGTAGAATGCCAAGTATGGGTGTATATCATGCTTCATGTTGGATGGGTAACAGAGCATGTCAGTGTTACGATATGTTAGGTTGTCAGCACCAAGTACCATACGGATCGGGCGGTCCTGCGGCAAATCCATGTCCAGGTGTTAGAGACCACGGATGGCGCGGCGGCGACGGCGCAGTTCGTATTAAATACGTCGAAAGCTAATAATCTATTACCGATAAATACTGTGTCTAAAGAGGAATCCACATGGCACAAGTAGGTCGTATATCCGGACCATTATTAACTGCAAATTTAGAACGTCAAGGAAAAAACCTTGATTTTAGGAATGCATCTAATAGTGTTCCTACTCTTAAACTTGATGTTAATACAAACAAAATAGGTGTAAATTTATCTGCGCCTGCATTTGATTTAGATGTTAATTCTACAATTAATGCACCCTTAGTAAGATTGCAATCTTACCAAACCGGTAATTTATCGGTTAGCGGACAAACTATTCAAGCTCTATCAGGAAATTTAGTTTTCGATGATGATGTTTATACTTCAAGAGCAAGAACACAGCAAATAGATATCCATAATAATACTATAAGCACATATGTTACAAATGCAAATTTAAATTTTCTTCCTAACGGCACAGGAACAATTGAACTACAATCTACTACGAATGTAACAGGAAGTTTACACGCTACCGGCGATATTACAATAGGCGGCAATTTAACAATTGGCGATAGTAATCAAGATACAATTACTTTAAACAGTGATGTTGACAGTGATGTTATACCTGTATTTGATAGTGCATTTGATTTAGGTAAAGATTATTTAGATTCGTCCCAACACAAAAGTTGGCAAAATCTTCATGTAAACGACTTAACAACAAATATATTAACAGTTACACAAGCAACAATTGATAATATAGATTTTACCTTACGTGCTGGAAATATATTTTATGTAAGTTCTTTAGGTTCAGATACAAATAAAGGTGATCATCCACAATCTCAATTTTTAACTATACGCAGAGCACTTGAAGCCGCAGATAGTAGTGCAAGTGGACCTACAATAATCCACGTTGCTCCAGGCGACTATGCTGAACAACTTCCGTTAGAAATACCTGCAAATACATCTATATTAGGACATGAGCTTAGAAACGTAACTATATTTCCTGACACTAACAGTCAAAGCGAAGATGTGTTTTTAATCGACGGCGATACAACTATTGAAAATATTACAATTAAAGATTTTTATTATGATAGTGTAAACGACAAAGGCTACGCTATTAGATTTAAACCAAACGCAACAGTTACAAATAGAAGTCCTTACTTTAGGAATATTACTGTGCTTACAAAAGGATCAACAACTTCTGCAACTGATCCTAGAGGTTATAATGCAGGCGATGCAGGAAGAGCTATACTTGCAGATGGTGCAAGTGTTACAGCAAACTCTGAAGAAGCAAGTATGTTGTTTCATGCCTTTACTGCAATTACACCTGGAGCACAAGCAGTTACATTTACTAATGGTGTAAGAATTGAATGGTTGAACAGTTTTATCTACTTTGCAGAAACAGGTATTAAGTTAGAAAATGGACTTACCGGACATCTAAGCACAGATGGTAGCACAGTAAAATACGGTGCTGAAATGAGATGTATTGGTAGTGCAAACGTATACGGTAATAAAGGAATAATTGCTGACGGTAATGATTGCGTAGCATATTTGATCGATCATAATTTTGCATATATAGGAAATAA